TTAGATATTTACTTACCGCCTTATTTCTAGCTTCTTTAACTTCAGCTTTACCTAAGGGCTTAGTAGTAGGTTGATTTTTGTGATCTCTAATCATCTTACTTAAAAGATTAATTGCCGTTATACCTGCTCCCCAAGCTTCTGCAGTCTCTGGACTTAATCCATTCTGTGCTTTTGTACCTGGTATTATTGGAGATGTGCCAGGTTTAGTGTCGTTGTCGTAACCCGGTAAGGCTTCTGTCGAGTTTGGAGGTCTACCATCTATCTGTAATCCATCAAATATATCAGTACCCGACCAATTAGGAGAGCCTATATAGGTATCTTTATCAGTACTACTGAAAAGATCAGGGTGACTGCGTTTTTCCATATAACTATATATTTCATCAGTACTCATACCTTATATAACCTCCTCTTTACTAATTCAGGGTCTACTTTTGGCATGATATCAGCGAGTTTATGTAACGGGTTTCCTTCATAAGCTACACCACTGATATCATTCTTAACCAGCCAATCACAGGCTGCTTTTAATTCATGAGCAGAGGCTTCTCCGCTCTTTACTCGTTTCAGGAACTCTTCAGTAACTAGGTTGTGTAGTTCATTGAATTGCTCCTCTGTAGCTTTCTTAGTCATCACTCTTCCTCTTTAGGAGCTTTCTTAGCGGGTTTCTTTGTAGTCTTCTTAGCTGCTGCTTTAGCTGCTGCTTCACGTTGATCAGATAGTGTACTCATGGTTTTTTAGTAAGTTGTTTTTCTAATAGGACGATAGGTACGATGTCATTACATAAGTGTTCAACACGTGACCCTGGACGAAAGGTAAATCCCTTCTGCTGTATCTCTGCACATTTAAGTGCTCTAACTAATTCATAATCTAACCTTAGTTTCTCCTCTTGTCTTTTAGCTATAGATTTGCATCTAGCTACCGTAGAAAAGTCTAAAGGGACCATAAAACTAAGCTGTGCTCCCCAGTTATTACTTCTAACATATGATTCATTGTCAAAAGGTATTGAATCATTACCCATATAGAATGGTGTAACTGTCATCGTAGTGCCATTACAGGCAACACCACCACCATAGTTCTGTCTACTTGGCGCTCCATTATTCTGGAACTGGACAGCTTGGTTTGTGACGTTACCTGTAGCAGTACTGGAAGGTGCAGCATTGTTATATACGTCCTCTGCATAAGCAGGAGTTACTGAGAGAAGATAGATAAGGATGTAGTAGTAGCTGTTGTGTTTATTGTGCGATCGATGTCGATTGTTTCCACTACTCCTGCAGCTCTGGTTACAGTCTCTAGTTGAAACTGATCCCCTGCTGTATGAACTGTGAATGTTGTGTTCGCATCTCTTATCGCTGCACTCGGTACTACGTTGGTTCCTGACCAACTGTTGTAAGCGCCTCCAAAGACTTCGGTATCGATTGTCTCTGTTACTGCTTGAGTTGTTGTCGTTGTTGCTTGCATACTTCCCTGTGTGAAGGAAGGTGTTATTTGATTTGCTTGAACTGTTGTTGCTAATAGTAGTAAGGGTAGGAGCCATAGTTTAATCACTCTTCTTTTTCTCCTTACCATTATTGTTATTAGGCTGTAACCCAAATGTAGCTAATGCTCCAGTAAAAATAGAAGCAGGGAATGTAATATCTTTAGGGGTTTGTTGTCCCAATCCTGGGATCTCAATATAATTTAGAGAAATGATGAACCCTGCCCATACGACTACCCCTAGCCGTACGAAGGTGGATAGGATAAGAATCTGTTCTTCTTTGTCATCCATCCCGTCCTTCAGTTTCTCCAACACGTTCTTCTGTTTTTCCGGTTTGTTCTCTTCCAAGTTTCTTCTGAATACGTTTTACAGCCTGCATAAATACAGGTTTAAATACCTTAACCAAATAGTTAAAGATAGAGGTAGCTGTTAAGGTAGCGACAACAGAAACTGCAGCAGTGGTGGCTGCAGTAACTACGATCTCTTCCTTAGGAACAGGTACTTCTATATCAGTCCAGGGTATAGTTATTTTCCTTACCTCTGGAGATGTAGGTTTTGGGTTCTCTTTTACACTTTCCTCATCCTCTCCAGGTACGCCTACAGGAGGTCTTAATTCACCTGGAGGAGCAATCATAGGCTCATAGCTTGGAATGTCTGCTGTAGGCAGCGACAGGATAGGCTCAGGGATGATGGGTGGTTCAGGTATTAACTGATTGGGTAAGTTTAAAGAAGGGAAGATCGGCGGTTCAACCACTAAGCTAGCTTAGCTTTGCCTGCCGTTACTGCTGCATCAATAGCAGTGAAGCTCTCACTACCCCAAATAGAAGTAGTACCATCTACTTTCTTATAGGCTTTGATTAGCTCTAGGTGATCTACATTACGTTGAATTTTATCTTTATAGTCTTCAGCTGTTTCATCAGTTGTTTTGTCAGTGTTGATTGCAGTAACACTGTCTCCAGCTGCTGCAAAGATTGCTGCTACTTCGTCTGCTGTTCTTTCTTCCATGATAAATAATTAGTTAGGGATTTCGGTTTCTGTATCTGTATCTGTATCTGGATCTTCAGTCTGATCCTCTGTAACTAAACGATCTAATTCAATTAGAGCGCCGTCCACCTGATGTAGACGGGCGATAAGTTGTTCTTTTTCCTGTAGCAGAGCTTGTGCTCGTTGGGTGATGTCTGTCATGGTGTTTGTAGTTCTTTTACTTGAGCCGATAGCTCTTGAATAGCTTGTACTAGTACTGGTACTAATGCATCAGTATTTAAATATAGTTTATCTGTATCAGTATTATCAATGATTACTGCATCATTTGCATCTTCTAAAGCTAATATTTCCTGTGCTTTAAATCCATACCTCTTAGATCCATTAGGTGTGTTAGAATCACGTGACTCTTTATATTGGTAAGCCGTTGGCTTTAACTTATTTACAAAATCTAAACCATGTGGAATAGATGCAAAGTTCATCTTATCCCGTTCATCGGAAGTGATAGTCCAGTCAACTTGGACATAAGCATTAGCAATACTTGTATGACCTATAACAACTTTATTGCTACTGGTTGAAGGGTTATTAACAGGTGCATAGTTACCAGAACCATTTCTAGATCCAATAACAATATTAGCATCACCAGTCGTTATCATATAACCAGCGGCATCTCCTAGGGCAACGTTATTCCTACCAGTAGTTAATGAAAATAATGAATCACGGCCTATTGCTGTGTTTTCAAGTCCTGTTGAACAGGTATATAATGAATTCCCACCAATTGATGTATTGTAATTACCAGTGGTATTGGAATATATTGCTTGATACCCAAACGCTGTGTTATGAGCGCCTGTAGTAGTAGTATAAAGTGCTTTATATCCACTTGCTGTATTGGCGCCTCCGGTAGTGTTTGAATAGAGTGCTCGAAAACCACTTGCTGTGTTGTGGGAAGCGGTAGTATTAGCATAGAGTGCATTATAACCATTTGCTGTGTTTTCAGCACCGGTAGTGTTTGAGTAGAGTGTACCACCACCACTAGCTGTGTTATTGCCTCCGGTAGTGTTTGAACCTAGAGCCTGATTACCTACTGCTGTGTTATATGCTGCAGTGGTATTTGGAGCAAGAGCAGCATATCCAACTGCTACATTACTATGACCTGTTGTGTTCCAATATAGTGCTTGGTAACCTAATACTGCATTACGATATCCGGTAGTGTTTGAGTATGTAGATTGATATCCAACTGACGAATTTGCATAACCAGTAGTGTTTGCTGCACCCGCCCAATCACCGACTGCTACATTGTAATTACCATTATTCGTGTATAATGCTTCATATCCAACTGCTGTGTTGGATTGTCCAGAAGTATTTGTAGCAAGTGCTTCTTTACCAACTGCTGTGTTATTACCACCGGTAGTGTTTGCTTTGAGTGCATAATAACCGCTTGCTGTGTTGTGGTTACCGGTAGTGTTAGCGCCTAATGCAAGGTAACCAAATGCTGAGTTATTAGTACCGGTTGTGTTGAAGGTAAGTGCTTGTCTACCAACTGCTACGTTATAACTAGCAGTAGTATTAGACATAAGAGCTTCAAAACCAATCCCTACATTGTTACCACCGGTTGTGTTGTTTTGTAGTGTCGAATAGCCAA